TGTTTATCTTCAGGTATTAAAGACATTAAAAAGTTTTCAATATACTGAAGTTGTCTAATATATGTTCCTGACAAACCTATATATACAACATTATCATCAGGTACTGCAACAAAAGTATCATTTGGTAATTTATCAAATATATTTAATATATCAGATTTTTCTTCTTTAGTAAGTTCTTCTGGTTTTTCTGTAACAATATTTTTATCTGCCATAATTAATGATTTTTATATAACAAAGATACAATAAATAGTTGATAATTACAACATTAATGACTATATTTGCTAACCCTAAAAAATACTCAAAATATGAAAAAAATAATATAATATGTGGGAGCTATTACAAAGCATTCTAGAAGATAAAATAACACCAAATCAACTACTATTGTTATATGCAATAGATGACTCACTGTCTGTTCCACATATAAATCCTCATTTAGAAATAAAGGGTTTAAAGAAAAACGGATATGTAGTAATGAATGAAGACGTTGATACAGGTTGTGAATTAACAACATCTGGTAGAGAATTAAAAAATAAATATGATGCCTATTTTACTAAGTCAAAGAAAACTAGTAATGTAGTACTAATGGGTAAAAAGTATATTGATAAAGTAGAAGAGTATAGAGAACTCTGGCCTGCAAAGAAACTTCCTAGTGGTAAACCAGCTAGAGTTAATGTTAAAACTTTAACTAACAACTTCAGATGGTTCTTTAATAACTATAATTATACATGGGATGAAGTTATGGCAGCAACAAAAAGATATTTAAATGAATATGAAGATCAAGATTATATGTATATGAAAACAAGTCAATATTTTATATCAAAAGCTGACCAATCTAAAGTAAAGCAATCTGAACTAGCTGATTATTGTGATATGATTAAGGAAGGAACAGATGATGACACACAACATTTTAAAGAAAAAGTAGTATGAGTAATTCAGAACCAGCATGGGATGGACAATATAAAGCCTTTAATGAGGCACTTAAGTATATGCTTGATAGACAATCCGGTAAGGAGAAATCTATACAAACACCTTGGCCTAAATTTAATGATGCTATAACAGACGGATTAGAGTGGAATACACTAACAGTTATAGGAGGTAGACCAGGTTCAGGTAAGACATTAATCAAAGATCAAATCATTAGGGAATCTTTTATATTAAATCCTGAAGAAGACTTTAGAGTTCTTGAATTTCAATTTGAAATGGTTGGAAGAACCTCAGCAATAAGAGAGTTTAGTTCAATAACAGGTAAAACGTATAAAGAATTATGTAGTGCAGGAACCATACTTCCAACTGATGTGTTTAACAAATGCCATTCACATGCTAAGGATAGAATAAAATATCCAGTTGATATTATATCTACACCTATGACTGTTAATCAAATGCGTGAACAAATTGATATGTATATGCATGAAAATCATAGAACAAAAACTATAATTACTTTAGATCATACTCTTCTAGTTAAGAGAGCACCATATCAAAACAATAGATTAGATATGTTATTTGAACTAGGGGAATTCTTTACTCAGTGTAAACGTGACTATCCTTGTTTATTCATATGTATATCTCAATTAAATAGGAATATAGATAATCCTGAGAGAGCAACAGATGGTAAATATGGTAACTATGTACTTGAGTCAGATATATTTGGTTCAGATGCAATGTTACAGCATGCTGATACTTTAATTGGTCTTAACCGGCCTGCTAAGCAGAAGATCAGATTTTATGGTCCTGATAGATATGTAATAGAAGATGAGAAAACACTAGTATTACACTTTCTCAAAGCAAGGAACGGGGATGCCCGTATGTCTTTCTTTAAAGCAGCTTTTGAAAGAATGGAAATCATGGAGATGGACACACCTCCACAACAACAAAGAAGATGACAATAACAACAAAAAATAATGATAAGAAAAGAATGACCCCTGAAGAACGTAAGGCAAGTGTAAAGATATTACTTAAAGAACATGAACAATACTTTACAGATAGTAAAATTAAGAACCCAGCATATATACCTAAGATGGCATACAGGCCAACAGGTAAGGATGAACTACATGTTACATTCTTTCCTAGTGAATTAGAAAATAATCAAGACATATACACAGAGTTTGTAAGTATTGATTATGAAACAGAAGATCCTAAAAGAACATTATATCTATTAAAGTATAATCCTCATTGGAAAGAAGAATATGAATTGATTACAAGTAACTCAGGTTTTAAAAGACATATGGTCCCTGTAGGAGAGTTAAAGGTAATTAATGATATTACTGATAGAAATCCTATACCTGAATTTACAAAAGAAGAAAAGGAATTCTATAAGTTACCAAATCCGGAGACTGAAAGAGATATAGTTGATGTACTCAAAGGAATAGAAAAAGCATTATTAAGTATTAATCAAAAATTGAAATAGAATGGCACAAAGCGTATTAGTCATAGCTGACTCAGGGACTGGAAAGTCCACATCAATTAGGAAATTAGATCCTAAAGAAACATTTGTAATTAACATTGCAAATAAACCTCTACCTTTCCAAGGATGGAAAAAGAACTATACTATGATTTCTAAAGAGAATTCAACAGGTAACATGACAGCTGCATCATCTGCCCCAGGTATTATGAAAGCAATGCAACATGTTAATGATAAAATGCCACATATTAAAACGTTAGTCATAGATGACTGGCAGTATATGTCTAGCTTTGAATATTTTGATAGAGCTAATGAGAAAGGGTATGATAAGTTTACTCAGATTGCAGCTAACTTAGCGCAGGTTGCTAAGATGCCTAAAGATATGAGAGATGATTTAATCATATTCTTCTTGACTCACTCAGAAGAAACAACAGATGTTAATGGACATAGAAAAGTTAAGGCTAAAACTATTGGTAAAATGATTGACAACACCTTAACACTAGAAGGGTTATTCTCTATAGTATTATTTGGTAGAGTTAAGAAAACTGAAGATGGCCTAGAGTATGGGTTTGATACAGAAAATAATGGAGAGAACACATGTAAATCTCCAATGGGAATGTTTAAAGATTCCTTTATAGATAATGATCTACAACTAGTAAAGAGTTGTATAACAGAGTATGAACAATAATTAATTAATTAATCAAAAAAAGAAAGTATGTTAAACACTAAAGACATGTCCGTTGGGAGCGGCAAAGCAAGACCTTTAATGGGTCCAGGAAACACTGAAGTTAGAATAAACAAGATCACTTTAGATCAGACACCTTATGATTCAGAAGCATGGAATGTAAATTTACACGTGGAAACTCAACCAGTAGGTGGAGAATTTGAAGGATTCTTTAGAAATAAAGATAATGAGTCTGAAGGTAGATATGCAGGTCAGATTGGTAGAGTTAGAATGGGACCGTTCCCATATAAAGATACTACACTACCTAGTGGTAGAGAAATTAGTAGAGACCAAGAGATTCTAAAAGGTATGATATTCCTAGGAGAAGTATTAGGAAAGAGAGATCAATTAGATTCTATTGAAGCAGATACAATTGAGACATTTATAACTCAATGTAATAAATTATTCTCTAACAGTGATTTCTTTAATGTTTGTTTAGCTAGCCGTGAATGGGAAAACAAAGAAGGATATATCAATAATGATTTATATCTACCTAAGTTATCTAGAAATGGTGTACCTATGGAAGCATTAAACGCTGAGAATTCTAGACTAATTGCTTTTGATAAAGATACACATGTAAAATCTGTAGCTAAGAAAGCTGAATCAAATGGTCAAGCTACTACAAAAGAGTTTGCAAACGCAACTCCGGATTCATCAGACTTTAATCTGTAATAATTAATAAATAAAAGAGGGCTCATATCTAAGCAGTTCTGGAAAATGAGGCATGTAAAATAATTATGACTAGCAAGGGTGTACTACTCTAGAGTGAAAATAATTATTTATACATTGCTAATAAACAATGTACTCAGTTCCCTGGGTCCTCTCTTATTTTTATTATAGTTATAAAGGTTGTTGAATGGCGTAAACCCAGACGTGGTAATATCAACATTAAACTTTTCTAATGCACTTGCGTAGCCAAGAATTAGGCCTCCCTATAACTAAATTAAATTATGATTAGTACAAAGAATTTTATAAGTCATCAAGATGAAATAAGAAGCAGTTGGGTATTTGAACATTACTTAACTCTTCCAGAAAAATTAACAGGACAAGATTTACAGATTACATCTATATTTAATCCATCAGAAAGAACACCAAGTATGTTTATCTACCTTGATCCTTCTTCAATGGAGTATAAATATAAAGATTTTTCTACAGGTAAACAAGGTAGTAAGGTTGATATAGTTCAAGAACTATTTAAATTAACCTATTCACAAGCCTTATTTAGAATCACAGAAGATTACAACACACATGTATTAAATGGTAATTTTTGGGATGATCATACAGGAGAATATAAACCTGTAGCTAAGTATAAAGTGGATCACATTGAACTTAAGGTAGGTTACAATCAAGCAGATCAAGACTATTGGTTACAATATAATATAGGAAGTGCACTATTAAAAGAATATAATGCGCTCCCTCTTGAATATTATACTATGGTTAAGAGTACAGATGAAGGTGTAAACAAGTTAGTCATAGAAAATAAAATGATGTATGGTTTCTATGATAAAACACGTACAAAATGCTATAAGATATATCAACCTATGCAGAAGAAACATAAGTTCATAAAGATTACTTCACATCTACAAGGATTTGATCAGTTAAAGTATGATAAAGATTATCTTGTAATATGCTCATCTCTTAAGGATGCAATGTGTCTTAAGTCATTTAACTTTGGTTTAGAAGTTATTGCTCCTGACTCAGAGAATACTATGATAAAACCATACATAATAGAGAATCTTAAGTCTAAGTATAAGAAAGTTTTAACATTATTAGATAATGATGAAGCAGGTCATGACGCAATGTCCAAATATAAGAAAGCACACAACATAGATCCTATCTATCTTACATCAGAGAAGGACCTATCAGATGCTGTTGCTAAATATGGATTTACTGCAGTAAGACCTAAGTTATTTAAATTAATAAAGGATTCAATATGAAATGGTTTATTCCCGGTAATGTACCAAGTTCCAAAAATAGTAGACGGTGGACTGGAAAGTTCTTCATAGCAAGTAAAACTGTTATGAAGTATAGAAAGGAAACTGCTAAAGTATATAAGAAGCAAGCCGCAAGCTTTGCTAAAGAGTTTAATAAGTATGAACTACCTGTGTCAGTAACATTTAAATTTTTTAGGGGGACACGGCATAAGTTTGACTATGTTAATCCTTTACAGACTGTACAAGATGATATGGTTAAACATGGTTGGATTGAAGATGATAATTGTGAATTCATAATACCATCATTCAAACCATATGAGTATAATAAAGAAGAACCTGGCGTAACAATAGAAATAAATGAAGAAGAAAATAAAAGAAAAGATTAAAATCACCAGAGAGATATATAATAATATAAAGTTAATGATTGAATCAGACAATCCTGAAGATCTAGAGATAGCTCTAGAATCATGGCAGAATATGAAACCTTCTGAATTATTAACCTTATTACTTGTTAAGCGTTTATATTTTGCTAATAGAGTTAAAGTAGAACTTAGATTACTTCCAAATAAATCTAGACCATGGGATGAAATACTAGAGAGGGTTGATTGGGATAACCTTACAAATCTTGAGAGAGAATTATTAACAGAAGAATTTGAACATATAGTATTGAATAAACCGTTCATAAGGTCTATAAGTAAATACATAGATCCCATACAAATTAAACTTAAAAAATAAAATTATGGTACAAGATGCATTATCCAGGGCAGGAAAGACCCTGATGTTGAAAGAAGCTTTTTATGGCTTCTTTTTAATTGGATTAAACAAAAAGATAAGAAAGGATTTACCCACAGCGGGTGTAAGTAAAAACGGTATAGGAG